CAGCCCCTGTTGTTTCATCTATATCCAAACTAAGTTTTGTTGTATTCATTTTTTGGGCTTTAGATACCAAACTATCCATCTCAGCTCCTTGTGCTTTAAGAGCTGAACCCATTGCTTCAATGGTAGGGATTGAACTCTGCCAACTAACAATATTTTTTATTGTTTCATTTGCAGATACACCTAAATCATCCATTTCTTTTTTAAGTTTAACAAATATAGTGCTTACTTCTGTTAAATTATTTCCACTAATTTCACTAAGTACAGTTTGGAAAAATTTAGCACCATCTTTTGTACCTTTAAACATATCTTGAATTGTAGCTAATTTATTAGTTAATCCATCATAGTTTTTTACATTAATATCACCATTTAAACTATCAATAAGTGCTATTATTTGATTTTTTGTTTTTGCTGATAAATCTGATACACTATTCAATTCATCTTTTAAGTTTTTAATGTTTTGTGAATCATCTGCTATTTTATTAAATCCATCACTAAATTGTATAACTTCTTTCGCAGTTGCATTTATTTTAGATTGCAACTCATTCATATAATTTTGAGCTTGTTCTATTGCAGGAAGTCCTTCAATATTGAGGTCTATGCTAAGTTTTTCTTTTAATTGATTTTTTAATTCAATAACTTCTTTTACTTGTTCTAAAACATCTTTATTTAATTTGGCATCTACTATAATATTTTGTACTTTTGTTTTTGCAAATTCTTCTGCTATAGAATTTATTACTTGTTTTGCTTTTGAATCATCTACAACAACATCAACAATTTGTTGAGTAGTAGAAGTTTCTGCTTGTGAACCTGATTGCTTACCATTATAATTAGCAGAATATGTACTACTTTGTCTAAGCATATCTGTTAAAGGACTATTTGAAGCTATTTTAGTATTGTTGCTATTATCAGCCATTTTTTATTTTCACCTCTTTTATTACTTTATTTTTCATTTGTTGGGCTTGTAATTATATCTAAATCATTATCATTTCTATTACTTTTAAATTTATCAAAACTTAATAAATCCTCGACCTCATTAGTTTTCTTAAAACCAACTATTTCATTATTTCTTTTCATTACAGGTTTTTTAGAAACTTCCTGTCTATTAGAAACATTATGATGGTTATGATTATTAACATCGTTTCTAATGTTATTATTCATCATATTCCCATTATGAACATTTCCAACATTATTAGATGGTTTAATTTCATCAGAATTATTTATTGATTCATTCATACTACTTTCTGATGATTCATTTTTTACACCCATCATATGACTTAACATAGGATTCATAGATGGTTTCTTTGCTTTCTTAGGATTTATTAATAAAGGTCTTTCTCCATTATTTCTTACCTTAGTCGTTTCAGCTTTTGCCATCATTTCTTCTTTCTTTTTTCTCTTTAATTTCTTAGCTTGTGGTTCTATATATTGGAACTCTTTCAAGTTAGGATTTTCTTTTAACATTTTTTCTATTGTAAAAGCTCTTTCCATAAATTCTTCTTTTGTTTCAGTAGAACTCTTACTGCTACTACCAGGTAATTCTACTTTCTTTTCTTTCTCTAATATTGCTTCTATCTCATCATCAAATGTATCGTTATATACTTCTCCTTCTTCTAAAACATTTCTTTCTTCATACTTATCATACTGTGTTTCAGTACCATTCTTCCTACGTTCTTCTCTTGTTCTCTTTCTCTTTTCAGCATCCCTTTGGTCTGCGACAGATTTAGCCATATCATAATTCCAGAAATAAGCCATATATTGAATGATATTATCTCTTTCTTCAATATCTTTCTTCTTTCTTTCCATAATATTCACATAATACCAAAGCCACTGGTAGTTATTCATTTCCCGAACTCTTTTTTCAGTGGGTAATGCACCAGTGGCTTCCATAACGGTAAACTTTATATTACTAAAACTGTCGCTTATGAGTTTTTTATTTCTTCTAAATCCTCGTTCGTCAATTCTTTGTTTAACTTATCCACTAAAGCATCATATGTTGTGAATAATTTATCAATGATTGGAAGTGGTAACTTCTTAACAAACTCGGTCTTTTCTTTTTCATCATCTAATACAATATCATCAATACTCTTTAAACTCTTAATAACTAAGTTAGTTTTAAGTGCAAGCAAATTAAGAGTATTATTATCACCTTTTAATTTTGATACAACATCTGTATGCTCTGTGATTGAAATTGTCTGTACAGTCCACTGCTTACCAATAATCTCAACTGTATCAGTCAATACACCATTAAATATCAATTGTTCAAGTTCTTTTCTCATATATATTTATCTCCTTTACTATGAAAATTCTTTATTTGTAAAATAAAATGAATAAATAAAAATATACTATATTTTAAATAATATCAAGACTTTTTAATAAATCATTTAATAAGAAATTTGAATTTTTGAACAATAAAAAAAGGGAGATATTAAATCTCCCCATTGTTTTTATTTAGTATTTCTTACATACTTGTAAGCCATATCAAGTATATCATATCCTTTTATTACTTTTGCAAACTTATTCTGCTGATAACCCTTTGATTCTTTTTCAGGTTCAAGTTTTGCTACGTAATCTGAAACGCCAATAATAAAGTCCATTGCTGAGTTCATTTCTGTTTCATAGATACACTTCAAAAGTTCTTTTCTACGCTTTTCTACATTTTTTACTTTAGTTTCCTCAGTTTTCATATCAGCAGGCATTTTAAATGCAAATTCCGCAAATCTTTCAACACCTTCTTTTGTGATAGGGATATTTGTAAGTCTATTGCTTTCTGTCATAAACTCATCCAAGTAGTTCTTTGCCAAAGAAAGACACTCATTTGCTACTTTCATCTTTCCCTTAACATTATGTGTATGCTTTAAAGCATAATTTCTTTTCTGATGTGTAAGTGGAAGATTAAGAGGTTTATCTCCTGCCAATGGTATTATGTTTACTGACAAACAGGTTGAGCCGTCATAAGAGTGCATTACCACCATCTTACAATCAACTGTTTCACCTATTGCATCTACATATCTACTACCAATATTAGTAGATATAATTACCTGCTTACCATTATGCAACTCCATTGCATTTTCAAAAGTAATATCATCAATAAGCGTGTTAAGGAAATCAAATGCTTCCTTGTTTGATATAGTGTTATATCTGTCTGTTGGCTTACCAAGATATTCCTCATATACAGGCTCACCGTCAACTACCTTTACAATAAGTTTTAAGTTTGGTACTTTAGCACCATTAGGATAAGTAGCATCAACCTCTGCAACGTCCCAATCAAGCCCTGTCATTTCAAGCAAAGTTGTTATATCCTTTACGTTTTTAAGTTCTTTTCTTACTTCATAAAATTTGTTTTCCATAGTTTAGTTCCTCCTTAAATGTCTACAAGTGTTTTTGTTTATTTATCTTATGTATATATTCTATCACACTTTCTGTTATTTGTCAAGTACTTTTTTAAAGTTTTTTAAATTTTTTTAAGGCTTTGTTACGACAGAGACTTTTTTAAAACAAAAAAAGAGGTACAAAAACCTCTTTTCGCTTATAAAACTTTATTATTTTTCATCAATATCATATTTTTTGTTTGAGCATATTCTTCCCAATTATTATTTTTATATAAACTTACAGCCTTTGTATTATTTTTCCTTACAGATAATCTTACTGCATTTAATTCATCAGTAGCTATTTTTAATAATTGTGTACCAATACCGTTATTCTGCATATTACTATTTACTTCTAATGCTTGAATCCATATACCATCATTTTTCTTTTCTGTGTTAATTAAACAAACAAATTCATCATCAGAGCTTAAAAATAAATATCCTTTAGTGTTTATATTAGCTCTTATATGTTTTAAAAGTTTAATTTTGTTTTTATATAAACTAATTACTTTTTCATCAATAAAAACTTTTTTATATTTATTTAAATCAACAGGTACATATGGTAATTTATTGTTAAATGTTTTATTAGGTATTACATCCTTTGGAGTATCAAATAAATTACTATTATTTATTTTTTCATTCATATAATCCATATATTCTTTGCAAGTCATACCATATAAATTATTATCTAAAGCGTTATATTGTAATAAATAATTCTTTTCAATTTTACTTCCTGCAAATTTATTTAAATTGTATATAATATGATTTAAGGCTTCATTTTTTGAATCAAATTCATATACGCCTCTTTTAATTTTCCAAGAGGATTCAAACCAATAATATTTATTATCGTATTTAAAAATAATAAATGTATGTGTTGTTGTATCTTTATCAACGTCAATACTAAAACAATAAAACGCTTTATAATTTATATCAGGAAAATACTTTTCAAAATAGTAAGATTCATAGCAAACATAATCCCAACATACACCACCTTTATATTTATAAAACTCCTGCGGTGTGAGCATCTTATAATAATTATAAAAATCTTCTTCTTTGATTTCAATAATAGGATTGCCATTGTTAGGAATTATATATTCGTAAGAATTTAATGTTTGATTAAATTTTATAATATCTTCTAAATTAGTTTTATTTAACACTTATATTCACCTTACTCATAAATGATTGTATTATCCTGCGTATTCCATCTTGCAATTCTTTTATTTTCTTTGTTAAAAATGTTTTTTATATCATCAATAGTAGAAAGAATAGTTTCATCAGATGGAAGTTTATCGTTTTTACAAATAATTCTAATGATTTTATAACCTAAAGAAAACATAACTGCTTCCCTACGTTTTTCTCTTTTATAAAATTCTTCAATTGTTAATTCTTTATAAACAGTTACATTTAAATCATGTCCACCACCATCATATTCTACAATTAAATCATTTATTACAATATCAGGGAAAAATCCACTTATCTTTTTATTTAATTCTCCGTTTAATAAATCAGAAATATGTATTTGATTTCTTGACATCCTTACGTTATCTGTATTTTTAAAAAAATCATTTTGTTTTTTTAAAACTTTCTTTTTTATTTTTTCATTTTTCATAGGATGTTCTGTTCCCCAATGTTTTAAAGAAGTTTCTTTATATTGTTCTCTACCTTTTTCAGAAAGCATAAAGTTTTCTGTTCCATATTTTTCAACAACAGCTTTTTGAATTTTATCCCTAACTTCTTTTGCTTGCATAGCATATTCAACACCATACTTTTCCATACAACTTTGTTTGTTTGCTTCGCTTACTTTATCCATCATTACAGTCCAAGGTACACCATATTTTCTCATATTTGCTTCTTTAACTTTATCTAATATTTGTGGGCTTTTTAAAGGACTATCAACTCCATAATTTTTCCTCCAAGTTGCTCTTTTTTTCTCTAAAACGCCTTCTATTTGAGATATATTCTCACAATTATATCTTTTTTTGTTTGTTATTTTTGCTTGTTCGTATTTACAATCTTTACAAAAAGTCAAATTAATATCTATTATTTTCTTTCTTGCTCTTTCAAATTCTTTACCACAATTATCACATTTACATTTAAGTTTTAATTTACTTGTTGGTGCTAAATCTTCAACCTTTATTTCGGTTTTCTCTCTTGCATTTTCTATGATATATCCTTTTTCTTTATATAACCAAGCATTACCATGAGTAGCAAAAGATATTGTTTTTTGAATTACTGCCATAAAATTATTTCTCCTTGTTAATTTTATAATTTTATGTTATGATATAATGAAAAACATATTTTTTTAACAAAAAAAGAGAGGAATTTTTTCCTCTCTTAAATATTTTTTAAATAATTTAATTAAACAACATCTGCATAATCAATTTTACAAGTTTCAGCTACAGTAATCTTACCAACATCATAAGTTTTACCATAAGAAGATAACCAACAATCAATATATGTTTCGATATACCATTCTGTACCTTGACCATTCATAGGCTGTCTAACCTGTAATTCCAACGGTACACGTTGGTCTTTTAATGTTTTAAATACATATCTTGAAGAACTATTACCCAAAGAATATTGAGCATTTTCTGTATTGGTTTCATATGTGGGCTGGTCCCAATTTTCCATACTACTTCCATCATTTATATATCTTTTAGAACCTGAAGCATCATAACCTATACCATCAGCTGATAAACCAAGTGCTGCCCATAAATTTGAACTATATAATGCTATTCTATTTACATCAATAGTACCACCATTTGTATTTTCAGGTACAGCCTGAATAACACCTTCAACACCAATAGCATTTAATTTATCAATTGTTCTACTCTCTTGAATATTAAAAGACTGTATCATACCTACAATATTCTGATTGGCATAAATAAATATATTGGTACTGGTCAACGCCATACCATTATCATCAGAAGTTTGTAATGCAGTCATATCATTTTCTTGAATTTTAACTTCATTACGTGTCGCTCTATGCGTATTAAGGGAATAGTTGTTAAAATATTCCTGTTCTGGACCAAATGCCATACTACTCACCTCCTATCTAACCTTTAATTATACAAGTTTTCAAAAATAGTTGCATTATCCCTTTCATCGCCTTCTACATATGCTGCAACCACATCACTATATTCAGCAGTTACTTTTTCTGAAACAGTAATTGTTTCAGCTGCAATAGATTTTGAATAAGAAGAAATCCAACAATCTAAATAAGTTTCAATATAAAAAGCTTCTGAATCACCCTGAAGTTGTGTTTTGGTAGAAATTTCCACTGGAACTCTCTGGTCTTTAAGTGTTCTAAAAGGATTACTAAATGTATAATCAGCAGGTCTATGATAACCTGAATCATCTGTACCTGAAAAAGCAACATAATCACTACTTTCTGACATATTAGAAACAAACTCACCTGTTCTTGTTAAACCCAAAGCGTTCCAAATACTACTATTATATAATGCAATTCTTTCGATATTTAAGTTACCACCTTTTGTATTACCAGGTACAATCTGAACAACACCTTCTGTACCTAATTCTTGTAATTTTGTATTAGTTCTACTCTCAGATACCTGAAAGTTTTTAATTACACCAACTCTACTGCCATTACACCAAACTGATATGTTGGTAGTTGTAACAGGCATACTACCTGTATCAGCACCAATATTAGGCATACCTGATGCACGGTGAGAGTTAAGGTAGGGGTTCGTACTTCCTGGAGCATATGCACTAACGGTATTACTAACCTTTTCATATTCAGCCATAAAATTCACCTCTTTTTATGGAATTAAAAAACAATTTGTTTATTATTTAATAAACTATACCTACATTTTTATTCAAAAACAAGGGAAAGGGAACAAAACCCCTTTCCCTTAAAAATTGGAATTTATTAAATCATTTAATTAGAAACTTGTTGATGAGAAACCAAACTCAATAGAAATCCAATTCAATGGATATACAGCTTCGATTTCAAAAGAAATGTCAATCTGTCTTGGTTCGTCTGAATTTCTAACAACCTTTAAGCTGCTATAATTTATAATAACTGCCTGACCAACGAACTGAGTTAAGATTGAGTTCATTGTGTACTTAATATCAGAAATAATGCTTGAAGTAAGCTTCTTACCAATATAAAGGTTAGCAGTAGTAGTTCTACAAGATTCGATAACATAATCCTTAATCTGAATAAGAGTAATTTCTTGTGAATTAACTTCATCGGTAGCAGTAGTAATACCGTGTCTGATTCTTATGTTAGTACCATTAGGTTCAAGAACACAACAACCTGCTGCTGCAAGAATATTCTTTTCAGATTCAGTATATAAGTCAACTAATTCAGTAAAGCCTGAAATTGTCTTATTAGTTAAAGGTTCAGCAGGGTCATTTGAAAGACCAATAGCTGCAACAGCAACAGCTGCATAGCAACCATCAAGAGTTCTTGTATTGTATTTACCTGTTCTAAGGTCTCTAATAGACTTTTTAATAGCACCAGGAACTACATATACAATACGTTCATCAGCATAGCCTTCTGCTGTTTCAGCCATACCAACAGTTCTATCACTTCTTGAAGCAATCTTGTTAATTAACTGATTAGGTCTTGCAGCGAGATAGCCCATTCTTTCCTTACCATACTCATAAGAACTCATTAAGTTAATGTGGTTCTGTAAGTAAGCACCAACAGCATCGCTTGTTGATAAAGGAATAATTGTTTGAACATTACTTGCACCTGCGATAGTCTTTGAAAGCTTATCAATAGCAGTTTCAATTTCGTAATCAGCACCATTCTTAGCCTGTACACAAACAATCTGTGAAACACCGTTGTTGTATGCAATTTCAGCACCAAGAGAAAGTGAATTAAGAACTGCACCACTAGCTGAAACATCATAATTACCATAAGCAGCTACAATATCATCATAGTTAGTGTAGAGTTTAGGCTCATAATCTGCATCTGCCTTTCTATACTTATAAGATACATAATAAGTTGCACCTTCGGCAGGCATTGTATCAGAAGTTACTCTTGGAGAAGTAGTAATATAAACTGTTGCAGTATCATTCAAATCAGTAATCTGAGCATCAAGAGTTTTACCATCAAGAGAAAATTCAATACCAGGAATAACCTCGAAGTAATCGTCCTCTAAAGAACCAACAGTTTCAAAAGTCTTTGTATCTTCCTTGCCTTCCACATATCTTGTAATAGTAATTTCACCATCATTTTCCTTTCTTGTATATGTTAATTCATATACAGCAGGGGCAGAATAGATTGTGCTGTTACTAACAACAGTTAAATCACCAATAGCATTATAGAACTTAGTATTATTATAAATATTGGTATCAGGAAGAACATCAGCAGTACCTGCTTCCGCATCAAGGTCTGTATCAACAATATTACCATTTACATCATAAGCAACAAGTAAATAGTTATATGTTGGTGTAGCAGGAAGTAAATCTGTAATTTTTTTAGCCTTTGTTACTGATTTGCCATCATTATGTTCAGTTTCAGTTTTTGAATATGGTGCTAATACAACATTATCGCCAAAAACTATCTGAGCTAAAATATCTTCGTTTACCTCATTGCCACCATCTTTAGTAATTGTTGCATTTATTTTAATATAAATATTGTTGTTTCCATTATCTTCGTTAATATATCTATGGAGATTATTAATTGTCTTACCATCTTTGCTATAATAAGCTGTAATATCAGTTTTATTCATTGGAGCATTTAATGTATACGTATATTTATCATTAAAACTAAGTGCGGTTACATTTTCAATATGGAAATCCTTTAAAACATCGTCAATACCTGTTGCAAAGAAAGAATCTTCATCAAACTTAAATGTAAGATAAACACTTGTAGTTTGGTCCTCATCAATCGTCTTGTTTGCAACATAACCACTTGAAGTTGTAACAAGAACAAAGCTATTATTTATATATGTTGTTGTTAATTTATGGTCTTGAACAGTTGCAGTATTATCTTTTGCAAGCACCATACCTTTAAAATCAACCACAATATATTTATTTGTTATTTCAGTAAAATCAACAACGGTTTTATAATATTTTGTAGTTGCATTTGATGCTGTTGCAAAAGTACCAGTAAGATAATATTCATTATTATCTTTCGTTAATTTACTAATAGGGTTACGAGAATATGCACCACCTATAACATATAAATTTAATCCATTTTCATCTTCACTATAATTAGTTGTTATTGTTCCTTCCCCATCGTTTGTTTCGATTTCATTAATAACTGTAAAATTATAATAAGTATTATCTTCTGTATCAGCGTTTTTACTTTTTACAAAATTATAATATGTTATTGTACTTTTCTCATTATCAGTATATGCAAAATCATAATTAGACGGATTTTGTGTGTCTATCTGTTCTACTAAATAATACTGATTATCATTCAACATTAAAGGAACTATATCACAAGTAATATTAGTAACATAAAGACCCATTTTTGAATAACTGTCATCACTCTTTTTACAAACATAAATCTCTTTATTACTTGCAATACCCGTAGTAATTGTGGCTTCGGTAGTGCCATAAGTTGTATAAGGTACATATACTGAATAACCTGACAAATCATCATCTAAACTTGTAGTTCTAAGAGTAATTTTCTTGTTTTCAACAGAATAAAGTAATGAAAATTGCTGAGTTGTATCAATATCGTAGCTAACAGCATATTTCTTCAATTTATCATTTGAAATTGTTTCACTATATTGGTTCGTATCAGAACTATAATTAGTAATAGGATAAATAAATGCTTTACTTGTATCATAAGCACCTGTTGTATCTGTTTCAAACTTAGAATTACTAATATATAATTTATAATTATCTGCACCAATGATATTACCAAACTTAAAAGTTTTTGAATCGCTATTATCATTAACGATTAAATCAAGATTAATATTGACCTTTTCAGGACCGCTTGTAGTTGCTAAAACTTTAGCTACTTGTGCTTCTTTTTCTGTCTTAGCAGCAACAGTTGTAAAGGTTACATAATCACCAACATTAACAAGTTGCTTACCTGTTGTAAAATCACTAATATAAGTATTATAGATTGTTAATTTAATACCAGGAATAGGATAAGAACCATCTTCATTAGTTGCAGGAGAAGAACCAACAACATACTCACCGATTATTTCACTTGTATTCATATTAATAATTCTATAGCAACCCAACTTCTCATCTGCACCTAAGTCTTGGTCGTCTTCATTAACGTATGATACTTCAATCATCCATTTGCCATCTTCGACTAATTTTTCAACAGTTTCATCAACGCTAAACTCAATATTCTGTGTACCGTTATTATAATAAAATTTAGGACACTTTTTGGCATCGAGAGAACAAGAAGCATCTACAAGAGAGTCCCAAACAATAGTATTACCATTCAAAGTATAACCATCGCCATTACCTGTTGTAGGTGAATAGATAGTATTATTAATAGTAACACCATCATATACAGGTCTTGATGAAACGCTTGTTATTTCAAATACGTTTTCATTTGCAAGTGTATCGTAAGGCTTAGTATTAGATTTTGTAATAGCTTCGTTAGTAACAGTATAATAATTTATACCAGTACCTACAAGAGCCATTATTCTTGAACCGCCTGCTGAAACAACAGAAGAAGCGGTTTTTACGAAACGGGCATATGTGCCTGGTGCTTTATAAGCCATATACATTACCTCCTATTTTTTAAATATGTTTATTTTTAATTTCATTTATTTAATAAATTTTATTTTTTAAAAAATATATATAAACATACTTTATTTTATCTAATAAATATAAATACGCTATATATTTATTTTTACCTAATATGAGAAAAAAGGAGAGTAAAAACTCTCCTTTTAAATTATTTAATAATAGTATATTCTTCTCCTGTTTCTGCATCTGTATACGTCCATTCATTAGCTGTAAGATAATCTACAACATAATCTTCTTCATAATCAAAATATTCATAACCTTCTTTTTTCATTCTTGCACAAAAATCATCTAAAAACTCATCTAATTTATTATGAATTGTTTCAATCTTTTCAATAAACCCTTTAACATCAAAAGACTTAATTTTGTCTTCTTCAAAATAATCTTCCAAATAATAATTTATATCTTCTTCATTCCAATAAGAAAGTTCATCTTCAAG